TAATTCTGTTTCAACAACTTCCTCCTGTTTAGGCTGTTCTTCAACTGATTTAGCCTCAGGTTCTTTAGGTATGGTTACTTTTGTTATTTCTTCTTTTTCTTCAGATATTGGTTTATCTAAGTTAACTTTTATAACATTATCGTCATCAGCAGATTTAAATCTACCTTTTTTATCTCTAGGTTGTTTTTCTGCTTTTATTTCTTCAACCTTTTCTATAGGTTTATCTGTTGTTTCTTCAACAACTTCTTTGTTTTTTTCCATATAATAAAATTTTATAAAATATTAAATATTAAAGAGGTGAGAATTTTTCAATTCCAGCTCCTCCCGTAACTATATCATTACCTGATGATTCAAATTTTTTATCAACATCGCCTTGTTTTCTTTGCTCTATCATATTCATTTGATGTTTAGCTTGTCTATCAACACGTAAATCTTTTCTTGTTTCTCGCTTATCTTCTTTTTCTTTATCTGTGTCTTGCCTCATTCCTTCCAATTGAGAATTTAAATTAAATTCAAATTGCATTAATTCTTTTTTAGCTTGTACCTCAGCTTGTAAGTATTGTGTTTTTAATTGATTCCTTGTTTGCTCTAACTGTGCTTCAGCTTGAGCTTTAGCTTGCGATTTTTGAGTTTCAGCTTGAGCGGCTACTTGTTGAGCTTGTGCGTTTGCTTGAGCTTGAGCTTGTATGTTTTGTTGCTGCATAGCTTGGTCTCTTGAAGCTTTAGCCTTTCTTTTTACTTTTAGTAATTGATTTGCTAACTTAATATTTCTAACGGCCCTTAAATCAATAGCGTCATCTAAGTCAATCATTTGCTGTGACAAGGCTACTTGAATATTATTTTCTAATATTTGCTTTTCTTCTTCATCTGGTAATAATTCTATAAATATACCAAAATCATATAAGTGTATACTTTTTAATTCTTCTAAAGTTGCTACATTGTGAGCACCAATAGCTCTTATAAAAGCATCTTTTGTTGGTGAGTATTCTACAACATCAGATATTCTTAACGACATGCACTCTGCGACCTCAGCTGTTAAGTATAACATCGATTGTAATATGTGTCTAGTAGCCGTATTTGAATTTGCAGCAGCTAATTTTTGAACACCTACCAAAGCATTTTTATCTGGTGTAGCAGCGTCTCTAGCTTCATTTAATCCTGTTGTATCTCTTATCATTTGTAAATAATAATTATACGTAGTAATTAAACTTTGTATTTTACCACCATTAACACCGTTGTTAATTTGTTGTATTGGTACTTTACCTGGATTACCAGTTCCTTCAGACGTAAAGCTTCTACCTATAACACTACCAGTTTGAAAAAACATGTTTAGCGCTTCTTGCGGATTATAGTTAGTGCCATTACCAAGATCAACTTCTGCTATTCCATCAACATCAAGATAAACACCGTCTGGTACCATACGTGACATTACTTGCTGTAACTTTAAGTGTGTTAATTGTATCATATCGGCAAAACCTGTTATTCTATTAACTAACGATTCAATTTTACCTTTGTACATTCTAGGTGCTACAATTTGATAATTCATTTTTACACTACTAAAATCAGAATCTGATCTCATCATATTGTCAGCCATTTTCCATCTTAATAATTTATCTGCACCTATTATATAAACACCCTCAAACAATACTTCTACTACTCTTTCTAGTTTACTAAAATTACCATCCATACTTTCTACTGGTGGATCAAATGTATCATCTTTTTCTATAACCTTTTCAGCGCCACTACCTAATTTTTTTAATTTGTACACATTATTCATATGTGTTTTATAATTAAAATATAAAACTTCAATCTTATTCTTATCAGTATTTAATCTATAATTAGATTGATTATATATTGTTTGGCCAGAGTTATCTGTTATTTCTTTTATATCTACTTCCGTTAATTCAGGAAACTCTTTTACTAATTCGTTTATTGGTATTTCTTTTACTTCACCTACGTAATATATATCTTCAAAATAAGGTGATTCAGTATAAGAGTAAACTAAATTAGCTGGATCAACGTATTTAACCTTAGCACCATCAGACCAGTCAAAAGTAGTTTTAGTAGCACCTATACCTAGTGTAACTAAATCATAAAGACATCTTCTTCTAATAAGATCGTAATCACTATTTTCCATTAACACGTCAATAGCTTGTTCTTCAGCAATCTCTATAGCTTGTTTATAACCTAGTTGCATATGTAATGCTAACTCCTCTTCATTTTGAGGTAAAGTTTCTTTATCATTTTCTGTTATATCTATACCAAACTGCTCTTGTACTAAATTAGCAAAATCTTTAGAACGCATGTCCCTTAATATAGATTCCATGTATTCAGTTCTTTTATTTACTCCATATTGATCTTGCGCAAAGCAATTAATTTCATAATTTCTTTGAGACATTCCGTTTACTACTATATCAACAAATTTTGGAATAATTGGAACTGGCTTCCAATCTAAATTAAGGTAGGATAAATCACCATTTATAGATAATTCATTTTTATATTTTTGAACTGATTGCTCTCCTCTTGCATATAATCTTAATTGATGAAAATCATTTATATTACCACCAAATTTAGATGTAGTACCGGAAAACCATTCTTGCCTTATAGCTTTTGCAACTTCAAGTCCGTAATCTTCAGAAAGCTTTTCTAAATCGCTAACCGCTTGCGATGGAAAATTTACACGAGAGTATGATATCATATTTTATTTTTTATTATTGTAGATTGAAATCCTTTATTATTGTATTTCAATATATTTAAACTTATTGGTTGTTTTTTAGTTTCAGGGTTAGGTCTATATAAATGTCTATTGCAAGCCATTATTGCTAGACCTGTACTAATTGAAGCATCATGCTTTGTTCTTCTATTTATATCAAACTTTGACCAGTCATTTAAGGTATCATTAAAATACATAGTACCATAAGTACCGTCTTTAAGTAAACCAACGTGGTCATTAATATACATCTCAATTGCAGCTGCATGAGCCTGTTTTATATCTTCACTAGAGTTTGGTATACCGCCAACTTCTTTTTCTGCTACAGATAATTTATTCCAAATTTTATCTGGTCTATTCATGCTAAATCCTCTATAACCTCTTCTTCGTAAATAGTATAGTAATCTTGGTTTATTGTTCTCTGCGAGTATCGGCATGCCATAAAATACTAATGCCATTAAAACATCTTCAAAGAATATCTCAGCTGTTTGAGGTCTTGCTATATATTCAAGAAAAAAAGTATTTGCGGGAGCATCTTCCATTGAAAACTTTGTTAATCCATGCAAAGCCCCTTTTGATCCTCTACTATCTACTGTTCCAGATATATCATATGAGTCACAACCAAACGCACCCATATGTTCATTACCTGGATATTTTATGCCATTTTTTAAAATAACATTATTTTGTAATCTACCACTCGGTACCCAGCTTACTTTAAATCTACCATTTGGATCTGGATTAAAAACAACTTGTGTATCTTTAACTCCATTAACCCATTGAAAATTACCAGGTGTTAATACAGATGAGTTTTTATTACCTTCATTATAATCTATTTGCTCGTATATTTTTATAAGATTAAATAAACTATTTTTTGTCTCATCTCTAAAAGCGTGTTCTTCAGTTCTTGGAAACTGACGATAAAACTCATTTAATGCGTCTTGATCATCTTTTAAACCATCAGCTTCGTTTTCCCAATGATCTATAACGCCTTGATCTATTTCTAATCCATGTGGATCAAACGCTTGTTCTTCAGGAGTACTGAACACAGGCTGTCCATACTCGTCGATGAAACCCTCGTAATTCCATTCCATAGGAATAAACAAAGAATATAATCCTGACTTAGTCTGTCCATTACGATTTCGTTTTGTAACATCTGAATTATAATATAAGTTTTTAAAATTATCACCTCCTTTTTCTAACGAATTACTAGTACTACCCATCATACACTTACCAACTACTCTACTACCTAATCGTAAACAAGTTTTTGTTACTCTCCAATTATTTTTTATATTATCAGGTCTTTCCCATTTACCACTTTCATCGTGTACTAGCAGAGAAAGTTTTTCACCATCATAACTATTATCACCAGTATTCTTCCAGTCTATGGTTGTATCAAGACCTTGTATATCATCTATCTCTTCTCTTTCACGTATTTTTTTACGAGTAAACTTTTTAGCTGGTACTCTATAAGCGAGTTCGGACTTTGGTCGGTCCATACCGTCCTGTATTGGTTTGAAGAAGAAAGGATAATTTAAACTAATAGGTACTACTTTATCTGTAAACATTTTCTTTGCATCAGCACCAGTTTTAGACAATATACCAAATCTACTATCACTAGCTAAAGTTGCTAAATTAACAGTTTCAGCTGAACTCATAAATGAAAAACCAGAACGCCTATTTTTTAAATAGCACATTCCGTAACTTCTGTTATCTGCTTTGCAAGCTTCCCAGAATATAAAAAATAATCTATTAGCTTCTCTAAAATCTGGAGCACCAACATCAATCTTGCTCCATTGTAAGTACATATAATGTGTACCTGTTAAATACGTAGCAACACCATTGTTCATAAACCAAAAACCTTCTTCTCTTCGTTTAAACTCTTCATCTATATATTCATAGTGTTTTTGTTTAAAATCATCTGGATAACCTTGCCAGTCAAAAACAGTTTTAATTCTTTTAAAATCAGGGTTAGGAGGAAATTGTTTCCATTTTTGCTCTGACTTTACTTTACTACAACTATATATTTCTTTAGGTTGTTTAGGTAAAGCTATTTGTAAACCTTGTATTTCAAGTATCTCACCTATCATACCAGTTTTAGATATACAAACTACATTAGCTTCTTTGTTATAACCATACTCCCATTTTTTAGATTTGTTTAATCTTTTAATGGTATTTATCTTTACAGGTTCTACAACCTTTACTAGTGATTGATTATACATTATCTAGATCTTCCTTCTGCAAATCCTTTAAAAGTACTCTCTTTTTTTTCTTCTATTGGCTTCCC